TCAAGCTTCTTCTGCTGCTTTGTACATTGACTATATTTATCTAGATACAGAAGAAAGACGTAGATTTGCTCAACAATCTCATGAATATCTAATTGAACAAGTCCAATTTAATGAAGATGTAGGCGTTTCATCACCTAATCAAAGAATTGATCTAACATTTAACCATCCTGTAAAAGAACTAATTTGGGTAGTACAACCTCGTTCTTATACGGATTGCAAAGCTGAAAAAAAAGAAACACGTGTATCTGTACCTAATAGATTGCTACCTTATACATATGACAGCCCTGCTGTATATGAACAATGGATTCAAATGAATGGCCAAGATAGATTAGAACGTCGTTATGGCGATTACTTTAATAAAGTACAACCTTACCAACACCATACTGGATTTGTTCCTGGAGTTGGTGTATACATGTATTCATTCGCTATCAAACCCGAAGAAAATCAACCCAGTGGTACATGCAATTTCTCTCGTGTAGATACCGCAACGATTGTAATGACAATGGATGGATCAGTAGTTGTAGATCAAGGTACCGACGATACATGGAATGTTCGTGTCTATGCGATTAACTATAACGTATTACGTATTATGTCAGGTATGGGTGGACTAGCATATAGCAATTAAGTAGTAGTTTGTTGTGCCAGTTTCTTAATTTTTTCTAGATAAAGAATACCATCCATTAATTCTTCTTGAGCGTGATTAATCCATTCTAAAAAGAAAGATCATTTCTATCTAAAGTTTGACCATATTTAACTTGTCAAATTCTTGCTCTTTCTTCAAACTTAGATATGATACTGTTTACTACAGAATCATATTTAGGTTCCATGTTTTTAATATAAAAAAGTTTATAATATTTAAACTATTCTATTTAAATACACTTTTATAACGCATATTTTCATCTAATGTTGTTCTATGTCTTAAAAAGTCGAAGTATTTTTTAGATAGTTTATACTCTGCAGGTTTTTTATTCTTCATAACTTCTAAACGAACTTTCATAATCATACCAACTTGCCAAATGCGTTTATGTGGATACTTTTTTGTTTTATACAGGTTTTCTAAATTATTAATTGTATGTTTTACATCATCAACTGTTTTATATTTTATAGGTATTGTATTGCTTGGATCTTTGTCAATATATACATCAAATGACTTTTTAGGATTATTTGGATTATAAAAAAAACGTTTTCTTGTTGTATTTTTTTTTCTAGAACGTTTTAATGTTTTCATCTATACTATAAGATAATAAAAAAAAGTTTATATTCTTTAAATTACCATGACATAACAATATCTTCCATTCTACAATTTCCTTGATCTAAATCTTTTTGTTCTTCTTGTTGAACTAATTGATTAGCATGTTTTAAATCTTCATCAAACATAGATTTATCTTCCATATCACCTTCAGGTAATTTTGTTTCATCAATTAATAAATCAACAAAACCTGTTCCACATGGAGGAATTTGTCCAAACATAATATTAGCCGAAACACCTTTCATAGTATCAAATTCTCCTGATACAGCAGCATCAAATAAAATCTTAGTAGTTTGTTCAAATGATGATTTTGCAAGAACGCCATTATCTAATTTGGACATACCAAATCTATCAATTGCAATAAAATGTCCATGATAAGTCATAGCATCAACTAATAAACAAGGATGATGATAATTAATTGAATCTTGACCGAATACTTTCATTAATTCTTCATACATTGCCATACGAGCAGCTTCAATTCCAAATACATCTAAAACTTCATGAATATCATCTGAAAATGTTTTAGTAGGATCAACGCTATCTTTCATAAATAAATCAAGTAAATTTGTACCTTCAGAATCTAATATCCATTGAACTTTTGGTACATATCCACCAACTTTTTCATCATATACTAATTCATCTTTAATTTCACGAGGAAAGATACGTCCAATTCCATCAACTCCAGTTAAAATAGTATCTAGTAATTTATCTTCAATAAATCTTAATGACAAAGCATTTTTAGCTACATCAAGTCCAAATGTAATACGTAAAACTAATTTAGTAGAATTAATATCTGTATGAATACAATCAAATACTTTCAAAACTTTATTATTTTCAATTTTAGATTGAATTAGTGTCATGTCATTTACATTACGAATTACCATTTCATCTTCATCTAACTCTAATCTCATTATCCATGGAGATACACACGCTTGTGATTGTGTAATTGAGAACTTTTCATATAATTGTAATAATTCTCTATCTTCTTGTACCGATGTATTAGAACTTAATGGATTGGGATCATAATAAATACGAACAGATTTAGTAATATCTTTCAAAGTAGTTTTTTGAATATCTTTTTTTACCGATAAAGCACTTGATTGTGAAGTATCTTTTAAGTAGATTGTATTTGATGGATTTTTAGGATTTCTTGAAACACTTAGAAGTTCTTGTATACGAGGAACGCCTTGAGTTGCATTTGCTTTTGCAGTACCGGCTGAATGGAAAGTATTTAGAGTTAATTGAGTTGTAGGTTCACCAATAGATTGAGCTGCTAAAGGACCAACCATTTCACCAGGATGGACTAAAGCTCTTAAATATTTAAATTGAATTTCATTTATAATTTCATCAAATATTTCTTTAGAAAATCTGTGTACTATAATAGATTTACGAGGAGATAAATAAAATCTTAAGAGAATATGAAATAATCTATTAGATTGAATGAAATCTTTTGAACATAATTTATTTAATTCATCAACTACATATTCGGGTACAAGATTAGTTTTAACAGAATAAGGATTTTTGAATTTATGTATAATTCTGCCTAAATGTACAGGAGCATAAACATATGTAGAATTAATACCCTTGAATACATGTTTAACTAATAAATCACGATCTTTTAATAATTGTTCAACTAAATCAGGAGGATCTTCTGATATCTTTTCAGAACATACAGTTTTGAAATCATCACGAGTACAAGCAAAATTCTTATAAAGTTGTTCCATTGTCATAATACCTAAATCGCATTCTTGTTTTTCAATACATATAGAATCAATACCATCTTCTGAATATCTGAATTGTACTATCGCACCATTAATATCACGAACAGTATAATCTTGTTCTACATGAATATCTTCCATTAATTTAACAAGTTTACGTTGAATATATCCAGTATCTGAAGTTTTTACAGCTGTATCAATTAAACCTTCACGTCCACCCATAGCATGAAAGAAGAATTCAGTTGGACGAATACCTGAAATAAATGAATTTTCAACAAATCCACGAGATTCTGGGCCATCATCAAATTTAGCAAAATGAGGTAAAGTTCTATTATCCATAGAATATTGAATTCTTTTACCATCAACGTTTTGTTGCGATAACAAAGCCATCATTTGAGTAATGTTCAATTCTGAACCTTTAGATCCAGAATCTACCATTTGAATCATACGATTAGATTTATCTAAAGTTTTTGTAAGTTCTGAAATTTTCTTGTTAATTTCACTTAAAACACCCATAATTTTATTTTCTAATTCTTCACCATTAGATCTACCACTATCATTAATAAATCTTCCACCATGCATATCAGAAAGAATATTTGAAACTTCTTGTTTACCATTCTTAAGAATTTCTTCAATTTTTTGAGAAGTTTCTAATGAAGCAATTAAATCTGAAGGACCTGTAGAAAATCCTGAAAATAAATTATATTTAGTTACAATATTTTGAATAGAATTAATAAATTCTCCTGCACGTTCATGACCAAAATCATTATAAATTGCATGAATAATACCCTTTGAAGCAGATTGAAATGCACCTTTATCTAATCTTCCTTTAGTTAACATACCATTTTCAACTTTAATAGATCCATCGAAATTAATTAATGGAAATGCTTGAGAAATAACATCTATACCTGAAATAGGTTTATCAATTCTTTTGAATGTAGAAAGTGGTTTTTTCATACGCATAAGAATATTCATAGCAATATTTTCAGGAATAGAAACATTAGAATCAGAAATTCTGAATACACCTGTTAATGTATCTTGGAAAACTGCAATAATAGGAGCATTATTTTTAGGTGAAATAATTTGTTTTAATATAGATGCAATAACTTTTAATTCAGTTGCAGCTGCAATACTTTGAGGTACATGCATATTCATTTCATCACCATCAAAATCTGCATTATAAGGTTTAGTTGCTGAAACGTTTAATCTAAATGTAGATCCAGGTAAAACACGAATTTTATGACACATCATTGAAGCTTTGTGTAAAGAAGGTTGACGATTAAATAATACAACATCTCCATTAATTAAATGTCTATGAACAATATCACCTTCTTTCAAATCAATTAATTCAGGATTTACAAATTTCAAGCTGAGAGAACGTTTATCTTCTTTGAGAACAACCGACTTTGCACCAGGATAGACGTTTCTGCCGTTGCGGACATAGAACATCAAGCGATCACGATTGAATGTCGTAACTACTTCAGGAAATGTCAAGTTCATA